TGCGTTTGTTCCTTGTCGCAGCGGTTGGGCTACCTGCTTTTATCGGTTTAGGGGCAGGTAACTTCTCTATGTATCCTTGTTTTGCCTCACCGTTCGGTGGGGCTTTTTTTTGCGCGAGTATTTCTTATGTCCGACTGCCAGCACCGTGAAGAGATCACCAAGTTGCGGGAACGGGTGGTGGTGTTGGAGCAGTTGCCGCCCCGCGTGGCTGCGGTTGAACAGTTGGTGGAGAAGATCAGCAAAGACGTGCACGCCAGCAATGTCGCGGTGGCGCAGCTTACCACCGTCAATCACCAGATTTTAAAAAACCAGGAAGCGGCCAAGCCCACGCTGAACAAGGTCAACAGCTCGTTTATGTTGTTGAGGGCGGTGGTTATTGGCTTTCCGCTGTTGTTTATGGCGCTGGATTACTTCGAATTAACGCCGTTTCAGGCGGTGGATCAGATCAAACAAGTAGAGCAAACCAAAGGGGTCAGTCATGAGTCAGCAAACCGTTCGACCTGATGTGCTGCGCGGTGTGGTGCGCCAAGCTCTTAGTCACATTGGCCAGTGGTCGGAGCACGCCGAGGAGTTGGTGATGTTAACCGCAGCGGCCGAATCGAATTTGCGTTACGTGGTGCAGATCGGCGGTGGGCCTGCCCGGTCGCACTTCCAGATTGAGAAGGCCACCGAGCGGGACATATTCGATAACTATCTGGCCTACCGAAAAGATTTACTTCAGCGGGTGATTGAGTTGCGGGACCTAACCCCGTTATCCAGTGACCCGTTGAGAGATAACCCGCTGTATGCGGCGGCGTTGTGTCGCATCCACTACCGGCGCGTGCCGGAGCGTTTGCCGTTTAAGGACGACGTGGTGGGCATGGCGAAGTATCACAAGAAGTATTTCAACACCTCACAAGGCAAAGCTGAGGTGATGAATACGGTGCGTAAGTATCACAAATACATTTTAGGCAATGAGGTGAACGTATGAAGGCGTTAAAAGCAATTGATGTTGGTTGGTTGGGGTTCAGCGTGTTGATGGTGCTGGGCTTGTCGGGTGTGACGCACGCCTATGCCTCGGAAGGCCCGGACGCCGAGACCTTGGCAATGGCCGGTGATCTGTTGGCGATGGCCTGGGGGGTTGTCCCTTCCGCTGCGCAGCCTTGGGTGCTGGGAGTAGCGGGTATCAGTTGGGCCTGTTCCTGGTTCGTTGATCCATTGGTTAAGGATGAAACCATTTCGAAGTGGTCGCCGTGGTTGCGTGTGCCGTTTGATCTGGTCACGGGGCGGGTATTGAAGGCGAAGCGCTTTAAATAAGGGGGTGGTATGTCAACGTATTTGACTGACTCAACTGTTCAATTCCATCGTGGGGGAGACTTGACCTTTGTGGTGTCGGTGCCTGACGGTGGTTCTGCTCGGTTGGAAGTGATGATAGATGAATCTCAGGGTTTTAGGCTTTGTAAAGATGCTCAATACACTGAGGACGATGTGGTTCAGGTGGAGATGGCGCAATGTTATTTTCGGTGGGTGTTTAGTGGCGGAGCTGGGGTCTCGTACTGATGGCTGAGGGGGTTGTGGCTCGTTCGGTGGTGCGGTCAGTGGTGCGGTCAGTGGCGAATTATGAGCAGTTTTTTCGCTGGCTGATGACGTTGAATGGTGTCAGTCAGTATGTGCAACTTGATCCTGTGACGCTGGCCGGTGATTTTGAAATCTCAATGATGATTAACCCCGTGTCGCCGAGCGCTAATGATGCTCTCTTAGCTGATGACCACGGTTCAACGTATTATTTTCGATTGAATGATGCTAACAGTATCAGGGTGTTTTCCAATGGTGTGGGGTTTACTTTCAATGGTGCAGAAAACCTTCCAACGGGCGAGTTTCAAGTCAGTTTTGTGTTGTCAGGAACAAGCATGAAGTGTTTTGTTGATGGGGTGCAGTTTGGCACAGATATAACAATCACACCGTACACTGGCGTAAATAATTTTCTTATCGGTTCTGCGAATAGTGCTTCAAAATTTTTTAACGGATCACTTCGTGACCTAAAAATTTGGTCGGGTGGGGACAGAACGACAGGTGAATTGATTGTCGACATGCCGCTTGATGATGGATACGCAAACAATCCAACAGCTAGAAATACTGTTGGCGCTGATGGTGCATTCGTTAACATGACAGAAGCAAGCTGGTCGGAGGTATTCGAATGAGTAATATTAACGAGGGTTACTCATTTGTAACTAACCAGGGCTTTTCTGATTATCTTGAGCAGCAATACCCGAGCGCAATTAGTGTTGGGACTGACTATCGAATGATTCAGTTTGCAAAAAAAGACGAATCAGAAATGGTTGGGTTTGCCGAGTCTCTTGGGTTTACGATCAAGCGACTCTCGGCACAAGGCACGATTGAGGCAATGGATTTGAGGGGGATTGGCCCGTTCATTGTTTATGGAGATGATGTTCATGTTGTGATTGATCATTTTAATATGACTTCTAGTGGGTAGTGGGTCCTTCCTAGTCCAGTGCTTACGGGTAAGCGGACTCGCGGTTTTTCGCTATTTATGAGTTTTTCCGGGGCGAGGTTGTTGTTTCTATGTCAGTCATTCCTACCGCTGCGAAGGTCGAGGCGGGCTGGCTGAATAAAAAAGAGATGGCGGCCAGCCTGGGAATCTCGACGCAAGCCTTTGATAAATGGGACGTTGCGCCCGTGGCGAAGGTCGGACGGTCGGTCTATTACACCGCCGCCGATGTGGTCGCCAACCGGCTGTCCAAAACACAGAAAAAAGCACAACCAAAACCGGCGATGTCAAGCGGGGATGGACCGAAAGTGTTTGATTCGGTGGAAGCCGAATTGGAGTACGAAAAATTGTTACTGACCCGAGCGCAACGCCAGGGCCAGGAATTGAAGAACGACGAAAATCAGCAACGGCTGGTGCCGACCGATTTTGCGGCCTTTGCCTTGTCGAAAGTGGCCGCCGAAGGGGCGGGCGTGATGGCCTCGGTGCCGTTAAACATGAAGCGCAAACACCCGGAAATGTCGCCAGTACAACAAGCGACGATGGAGCGGGAGCTGGCCAAGGGCATGAATGCGCTCAGTCAGTTGGCCGAACGGGTCCCGGAGTTAGCGCATGAGTTTAACCAACAATCAAATCGCTAACTTCCAGGCCCAGGTGGCGCTGGGCTTAAAAGCCTTTTGGCGACCGATGCCGCAAACCCCGGTGGAATGGGCCGACGAACATTTTTACCTGTCCGCCGAATCCTCCTACGTTGAAGCGCGTTGGGTGACGTTGCATTTTCAGACCGCGATTTTAAACGCGATGGGCAACGACCTGATCCGTGAAATCAATCTGATGAAATCGGCGCGGGTGGGCTATTCGCAAATGGTCAAAGCGGCCATTGCCTATTTGCTGGAGCATAAGAACCGCAATCAGTTGTTGTTGCAGCCGACGGACAGTGCCGCCGGGGCCTTCATGAAAAGCCACATTGAATCGATGATCCGTGACGTGCCGGTGATTCGGGCGCTTGCGCCGTGGTTTGGAAAGAAGCACCGCGACAACACCCTGGACACCAAGCTGTTCAGCAACAAACGTCAGTTGGTGGTCCGAGGCGGCACCGCTGCCAAGAATTACCGCGAATTGTCGGTGGACGCCGTGTTTTACGACGAATTGGCGGCGTTCCCGGAGGACGTAGAGAAAGAAGGCGCGCCCACCTTTTTGGGGGATCGTCGTCTGGAGGGGTCGGTGTACGGCACCAGTGTGCGCGGCAGCACCCCGAAAAACAAAGGCGAGTGTCAGATTGAGCGGGCCTTTATTGAATCCAAAATGCACTTGCGTTTCGAAGTGCCGTGCCCCCATTGCGGGGAACCGCAGTATCTGAAATGGGGCGGGCCGGACGCCGATTTTGGCATGAAGTGGCAGGACGACGACCCGGAAACGGTGGCGTATTTGTGCGAACACTGCCATGTGTTGGGCACCTACCCTGAGTGGATGCCGCAACTGCACGATGGCCAGTGGGTGGACCGGGATCGGGGGTTGATGACGCAAGACGGCTTGGACTGGTTCGACCTGGACGGGCAGTTGATCACCACCCCCAAATCGGTGTCCTTTCATATCTGGTCGGCTTATTCGCCGTTCACCGATTGGACGCGGCTGGTTGAAGACTTTTTAAAAGCCAAGGACGACCTGGGCAAGCTCAAGACGTTCGTTAATACGATTCTCGGGGAGTGCTGGGCAGAACAAGGCGAACGCCTGGAGTCGGACGAATTGTTCCGTCGCCGTGAGCATTACGCCGCGCCGGTGCCACAACCGGCCGTGGTGTTGACCTGTTCGGTGGACGTGCAAGACGACCGCCTGGAGTTGTTGGTGGAAGGCTGGGCTGAAGGCCACGAACGGTTTGCGGTGGATTTTAAAGTCCTCTATGGCGATTTGGCCAAGCCGGACATTTGGGCCGAGTTAGATCAGGCGTTGCAGCAAACCTATCTCCACGAATCCGGCCACACGCTGCGCATTGCCTGTGCGGTGATCGATTCCGGTGGCCATTTCACTCAGCAAGTGTACGACTTTGTGCGCCCGCGTGAGGGTCGCCGCATTTACGCCATTAAGGGCAAATCGGGCGTGGGTCAGCCGGTGGTGTCCCGTCCGTCCACGTCGAACAAGGGCAAGATCAAGCTGTTCAGCGTCGGGGTGGATACGGTCAAAGAGCTGGTGATGGCGCAGTTGAATTTGCTGGAGCCTGGGCCGGGCTACTGCCATTACCCGGTGGATGATCGCTTTGATGAAGAATTTTTCAAACAGTTAACCGCCGAAGAGCGCCGTACCAAATTCCACAAAGGCTACGCCAAACAGGAATGGGTCAAGCTGCGCAAGCGCAACGAGGCGTTTGATTTGACGGTGTACAACACCGCTGCCCGTGAATTGTTGAATCCAAATTATCAGGCGTTGGCCAAGGCGTTGGCGGTGCCGGTGACGGACGTTGCCGAGAAACCAAAACGGCCGCGTCAGCGCACCAAAATGAAAGGGTTTTAGATGCCATTAACACCACGACAAACCAGCCGTAAAGCCTGGCTAGAGGCGGCGTTGACCAAGATTGAAGCGGCCCAGGCGGGCAATTTTGATCAAGGTCAGGCGATGACGTTTAACGGTCGCAGCGTGCAGCGTTACAGCCCGGAAGAGTTGGAGCGGTTGCGCGTTCGTTACGACGCCGAGCTGGTCAAGCTGGAGCGCATCGACAGCGGCACCTATACCACCACCGTGAGGGTGATCGGATGACAGAAGCGGTTAAAAAAGCGCGCCCGCAAGTGCAGCGGATGGCCATTCGTGAGGGTCAACGTATGTTTGAGGGGGGCATGGAGCACCGCCTGACGCAATCCTGGGACTCGTCCAGCTACACCGCCGATCAGGTGGTGTACTCGCAGTTGCCGACCTTGCGTGCCCGGGCGCGTCACCAGTTACGCAATAACGATTACGTGATGCGCCTGGTGCAAATGTTGACCGGCAACGTGGTGGGGGCTAATGGCTTTAAGGCGCGTTCCAAAGTGGTGGACCGAAACGGCAACGTCGACCGTCCGGCCCGTCAGGTGATTCAGCGGGCGTGGCAGGATTTCTCGGACGACACCAGTTTGGTGGAGTTGTGCGAGCTGATCATGGCCAGCCTGGTCACCGATGGTGAAGCCTTTGTGTATATGCGGACCACCCGCCAGGGTACGGTCCGGCCTGAACTGATCGACCCGGTGCGCATCGATGTGGAATACAACGATAAGCGC